CGACTGGAAATCGTGTAGACCGCAACCGCGGTCTCGAGGGTTCGAATCCCTCGCTCTCCGTTCGCTATAAACGCTATCGTGACGCTACTTTATCGGTAGTCAATAAGGTAAGACAACGGTATAACAAACGATTGTACACGACACGATTAAATCGTGTGTACAAATAATCCTCCGTAAAGGCGTAAAAAAACGTTTTACGGAGGTGTTTTTATGTCCAGACGTAGGAGAAAATACGTTAGCACGTATTCGCCCGAGGTCGAATTAATTAACGATGACTTTGACGAAAATGTTCGTTCTTTTCTACGCGATTTAAAATTTATCAACCGTAGCGAGCATACAATCGGATTTTACCGCAGGGAGTTGCGCAAATTCATGCACACATTAGAGGACATGCGTCTAAAAACGAATTTAAGGGCGATTACAAGCGATTTAATAAGGGACGAGTACATTAGGTATATGTCCGAAGAAAAGGGCGTTAGACACACGACAATTGCCGCGACATTGCGAGCGTTAAAAGCGTTTCTTAATTGGGCGAAAAGTCGCGGAATTATCGAACAAAATCCGATGAATGACGTCACGATAGGAGACCCTCAAGCGAGAACAATCGAGACATTTACACGAGATCAGATTCGCGACTTGTTTTCGCAACCTAATCCGAAACTATTCGTAGGACTACGTGATTTAACGATTATGGCGGTTATGCTCGATACGGGCGTTAGAGTACGAGAATTATGCGACATACGTACGCAAGATGTGCGTATGCCCGACAATCAAATTTTAATCAACGGGAAAAATAGAGAGGATCGTCTTGTACCGATACAGACGCAAACAAAACGATTATTAAAGCGTTATCTCGACGCAAGAGGTTCGTCGCCTGTCGATTGGCTGTTTATTACGGTAGATGATGAGAAAATGAATCGGGATAGTGTGCGTAGGCGTATTGCTAAGTATGGTCGTCAAGCAAACATCAAAGACGTGCGGTGCTCGCCTCACACTTTCCGTCATACCTTTGCGAAGATGTCCGTACAAAACGGGGCGGATATTTTTACGCTCCAACGCATACTCGGCCATAAAACGCTTGATATGGTTCGGAGATACGTAAATATGTTCGGAAGTGACGTACAAGACGCACACGAGCGGTTTAGTCCTGTCGAAAATTTAAGGATACGTTTTTAAGTATTTTTAGCAAATAAAAAGCCTAGGCGGAATTACTCGCTTAGGCTTCTTTTTTATCGTCTTTTTTCCTTCTCCAGGCGCTCCATGACGTCCACTTGCTTTCATCTTTCCATCGGATTGGCACCGTCTCCGCGCATCCGTCACATTTAAACGATTTAGCTTTAAATGTCGCTTTATTTTCGGTTAAACAGTACGGACAATTTACCGGAGTTTTTGGCGCGGAGAGAATCGCCACTACTAACCCGATCAATACCCCGAATATCCCAGGTATAAATAATACGATTGTTAGCATCATTATTGCGCTAATTATTGCGAAAATGAGCCCTGCTATCGTTAGTACCGTCCGTAAAATATTGCTCGTAATAGGGACTTGACGAACTTCCACTATCTTTTTGCTAACCTTTTCCATTAAATCCCACCTTAATTTTTAATTATTAATATTATAGTAAATTTTTACTAGTTGTCAAGCTAAAACTATATAATTAAGTTATTTTAAATTAAATGTCCCAATTTTTATTTTTATTTGTCCCTATATTAGTAGGAGGTGATATAGATCATTGAAAATAACCAATCCGTTTTAGATCGTCGCAATTCCCCTTTTGTCATGGTAACCCGAACGGTTTTAGAAGACGAATCACTAAAAGCAGCCGACAAATCTGTTTACGCGATATTATGTATGTATGCGGATAACCGTACATCAGAGTGCTGGCCAAGTAGGATTACATTACAAAAGAAAGCAGGTGTGAGTGATCGAACCTTACGAAACAGTTTACAAACATTAGAGGAAAGAGGTTATATAAAAATAATAAAACGGTACGCAAATGACGGTCGGAGATTATCTAACTTATACGTGTTATTAGAGATTGAAAACAAGGGGTAGTTGGTAAATTTACCTAGGGGTATACGGTAAAAATGCCGAGGGGTACTAGGTAAATCTACCGCACGAACTATACTGTATATTAACTAAACTGTATATTAACTATACTGTAAAAAGATATCGCCGTGACCAGAGGTCACGTCGAGGCGATCTTAAATAAACTAAAACATATACATATAATATTGCCGCCAGTATTAATATAGGCGGATAATCCCGTATAAAAGGAGGTAGAGGGCGGATGAACTTATTTAGACGTATTGCACGGAATGTAGACGTCATAGACGTAATAATGCTTACGTTATTTGTTGTAGCAGTAGTCGGAGTGTTACTGGCAATTGAGAGGGCGTTTGTCATTTACGGATTATAAGGCGAGTATAAAGCGATAATAAGACGATTAAAATGAAAAGGCGATAGAAAGGCGGTAATGAAATATTGTTGTATTGACAAGCGTCTAAAACGCATAGAAACTCATTAAAAATTACGACTAGACACAGGTTAACGAAAAGGAGGGTCAACGAATGGTTGAGAGATTGTCTAGGAAAGACCTGTCAACAATTTATGAGCGGTTAAATAAAGCGTCGCAAGGAAAATGGGAAGTGGACATATCACCGGATACATGCGATAAGTGCGGAGGGTATTCGTTCGAAGTAGTCCAATCAGAAGAATTTCTAACTCCGGTAATTTGCGAAACCAATAACATAAATGATGCGCTGTTTATCGCTTACGCTCGTGAGGATATTCAAAAACTATTGTCGGAAATCATTGCATTAAAGAAAGAGCGTTATGAATTTCTGACTATTTCGATGTGGGGAGCTAGTAAATTAGGCGAGAGAGAAGACGCCGAGTTTATGTATGACGATATAGAAAGGGCGTTAGGACGATCTGTAAAAAGACAGTGGAAAGGGGAGATAATATGACTAAACGTAAATTACCGCCAGCAACCGACTGGCGAGCACGTAATATAGATGACTGGAACACGTTAACTTTTACGGAGTATTTAAAAGACAAGCATCGAGAGATGTTCGGATGTGAGTACGCTCCTATGCGTAACTGGGGCTTCGAGCAAGGTGTTATAGGCCGATTAATCGGAACAAAACGCAAAAAAGGGACGCACGATAAAGCGGTCGTTAAGGCGTTTATTGACGAGGCGTTTGAAACATATAAGCCTACTCCGAAATATCCCGGAACTAACTTTGGTTTTATTTACACATATAGGCGGAATATATTACAGAGGCTTGAGGTAGAGCATGCGCAAGAAAAAGAAAGGAAGAGGCGAGAAGCAGAAAGGGAGACGGAGGACTTTAGCGATGTGTTCGAATGGCTCTAAGTAAATGAGGAAGGGGTTAAAATGAAAGCACAAACGATTATTACTATAACAGAAGAGTACAACGAAAAGGAGTTTGAAATACTTAGAGAAAAGCTAGGATCAGAGTCAAAAAGGAAAATTATCAGAGACGTGTATGTGCATATGCTGAAAGATATATTTGATGTGGAAGAACGGAAAATCGACGTAAAATTTAAAATCATAGATGACGAACAGAAGGAGTGATGACAATTTGACGAATACAAAACGATGTATACTTTTAGACTACCGAAACGATTCATGCGCTAACTGTACGAATTTATGCGCCCACCGTATCTCGCTCCACGGACTCAACGGAGCGGGAGGGCGGTCGGCTCAAGCAAATATCCCGAGAGATTATCGATACGTCACGTTAAAAACGTCTCCCGCTCGCAAGGATCAGGCGAGAGCGTATAAAATCATCGACGAATATGTAAAAACATTCCGCAGACATCTTGAAGGAGGTGAGCGGTCTAAGTCGCTTTATCTTTGGAGCGACGAGCCGGGAACAGGCAAGACGACGACAGCGGTAGCGCTAATTAACGCGTGGATGTCTATCGAATATTTAACGGCGTTAAAATACGGTAAACAGCCCGCAATGACTGGCGCGTATTTCCTCGATGTAACCGAGCTACAAACGTCATATAACCTCGCTACAATGACGGATGACGAAGCTGGGATGAGACGTATAGGAGACGAAATTAAACGTGCACAAAACGCTAATTTTGCCGTTATAGACGATATAGGTACGAGATCAAGCACGGAGGCGTTTACGGCTTACATACACGCGGTTATTAACGGTCGTACAACACAAGGGTTACCTACTGTTTATACGTCAAATTTACCTGTTGAAGGGATGAGACGCATATTTACTGACAGGCTTTACGATAGAATACGAGATCAATGTTTAGAGATAGAGTTTATCGGAAAATCGAAACGGGGGATGCGTAAATGACTAACTTTTATCATACGAAGTACCGAATTGGCGATCGTATAAATATACTCGGATACGGGGACGAGATATTTGTTATTTACGCAGTTTATCATGATTATTATATCGACGCAGAAACGGAATATTTTGAAACCTATTATGATTGTTACCGTGAAAAAGACGGAGAGTATTACTACGCTGAGGAGGCTGATATAACGCTTGTAGAACGACCTGAAAAACGAGATTTTGACGAAATAAGAAAGCAACAAGAAAAAGCTAATCAATCGATAAAAGAAAATGTAATGAGAGCGTTGAGGGATGCATTTCTAGAACCCGAAAGATTAGAAGCGGCCGGGGATGAAAGTATAAATAAAAACGAAAAAATAGACGAGTTATTAACCGAGCTAAGTGATGTGATGACGCTTATATCGATGTTTGGCGAGCATGAAGATGATGAAAAGCGAGATCGAAAATACGCGCTGCGCAAGTGCGAAATAGAAGCGGAGTTAATTAATTTGATAGAAGAAGGGAAAGGTAGATAAAGAATGTTTAGTTAGAGAAAAATTAGTAATTCGAGGAGGAATAACGCTTGCCAAATCACGCAAAATTATTACTTAATAAAGCAATAAACGAAAATGACGCAAAGGCATTACTACGATACAACATAAGTATTGACGATATGCCTAGCGAAATCGACCGGAGAACATACGAATTTATCGAACAATATACGCAAGAAAACGGCGGCGAAATGCCGTCATATGCGGTCGTAGCGGATAACGTACAAGGGTTCGAATATATTCCGGAAGTGTCGGACAGTTTCGAATATCTTGCACGGCGAGTTAAATCGTTTTCTGTTAAAAAGAAAATCGTTGATTTATTCGCTACTGGTGAGTTTGAACGTAAACTTAACGAATTAGACGGTCACGAATTTATCGAAAAATGGTTGCCGAGTGTTGTCGAGTCTGTTAAAATGGGAACGAGTGTTCGTAATGAAGTCGGAACAGATATAAAAAAAGGAGCAGACAAGTTTCTTGAAGAGTACGAGCGTAGGAAATCAGGAAAATCGTTTAACGTTTGGAAATCGAAATTTAGTGCGATAGGCGAGTATGTTAGCGGGAATATGTATACGATCTTTGGCGAGAGTGGACGAGGAAAATCGATATTTACGATAGAGGACGCTGTATATGCTGCCCAACAAGGTGCTAACGTATTGATATGGGCGATGGAGATGGGCTGGTACGAGGTGATGGTGCGAATTTACACGTCCATTTCAGGAAATCAAGGCGTGGTAAATCACCTCCATAACGGACAGCAGTTGGACGGAGGATTTGACGCTCGAGGGATTCGAGTGGGAGATTTACCCGAACCACACGAAGAAGCCTTTCGCGTATTCCTAAAAAACATTAATGATATTATCCCTGGCAATATATCCGTACGAGGCGTAGACGACGAGGATTTTACCGACAGGAGTTTACGAGCATTAGAGGCAGATATCGAACGTACAGACGCAGATTATGTCGTAATTGATCCGTTTTACTATTTACATTACGAACGAAACACAGGAAGAACAACGGGAGGAGACGCTGCGAATACATCAATGGGATTGCGTGCGTTGACGGGCAGACTTGATGTGGTCACAATAGCGATTACTCAATCTGATGTTAAAAAGACAGAGGAGAACGACGAGGGCATTAGGGAACTGAAATTGCCCGATAGAGACGGCGTAAGAAAAACGACGAACCTACTAGATGACGCTGCTGTACTGATCGGTATTGACTCTGATTATCAGCAAGGTATAGGTATTGTCGGTCTGCTGAAAGGAAGAGACGGCGGAGAAGGTGACATATCTAACGTGATTTATCTTCCGCAATACGGAATTGTCAAAGAATTAGAAGTGGGAAGCGATGCTATGGAAGGATTCGATTTTTAGTGGAAAAACTTACCAATATGAAACGCTTTCAAAAGATGGACAAATACGAAATAATAGAGGAGGGATTATCTTAAATGAATATTATCACCGTAAGTGGTAAACAAGTTGAGGTAGACATTGAGGGGGAGCTTCGTAGATATCCGTGGCACAAAGAACGCTGGACTTCCGAGAAGCTAATAGCCTGCTCCCCGTTTAGGGATGATAACACTCCGTCCTTTTTCGTCAATTTATCCGGAGAATATGCAGGTACTTGGGGCGACAGTGGGGCTTACGAAGACGAATATCGGAGTGGAAACTTCGTTAAACTACTTGGATTTCTTCGAGGATCGGGCGAGGAAGAGGCGTTAGAATACCTCTTAGATACATATGGAATACTTTACGAAATTAAAGAGGACGAACCTATTCGAATAACAACGCCTAGACTCCGTCAATCTTCGCCTAAACGCGAAATAGCACTTTTCCATACAGTAACACGAGGAGTTAGTCCTTACCTAATTACGCGAGGTATCGCAAGTGACGTACAGCAGAGGTATGATATTGGATATAACTCGTTAAATAAAGGCTTTACGGCTATACCGTGGCATTTTACGGATACGGGCGAGATAGCTAACGTTAAATACCGAGCTACTCGAGGTAAGCGCTTCTTTTTCGAGCCTGACGCAAAACCTATCCGAGAGCTTGTTTATGGGCTGCATCAAGCACGAGGAGAGCCTTGCGTCATTATATGCGAGGGAGAAATCGACGCTTTATCATGGGAAACGGCGGGATATGCAGCGATAGCGACAGGGAGTGCGTATATCAGCGAGGTACAAGCCGAACTGATAATCCGAGAAGGTTTTGACGAGATATATTTAGCTGGAGACAACGATAAGCAAGGGCAAAAGTTTAATCAACGTATGTCCGATATGTTTCGGGGATATGCGAAAATGTATGAGGTCGATTACGGTAAAGAAAAAGACGCCAACGACGTTTTGTTACGTCGAGGCGTCCGTGGATTGTCCGAGATATTGGACAGGGCGGAAGAGGTTAGTGTTTTTAATCTTGCTCGTCTGGGATAATTTTTACTACTTGCTCGATCGGGATTTCGTAATATAGGCAAATTTTTTCGATTGTCGCTAAATTAACCGATTCTCCTTTTTTAAATTTTGCTGTTGTTCGAGGGCTAAGTCCGACATCTCTTTCTAAATCTTTTATTAGTAATTTGTTAAAGTGCATAAAATCAAACAGAGGATCAAAACTTATCATATCCATCACCTCCTTTCATATCTTATTATACTAAAAAATATCAAAAAGTAAAGTAAAACTTTACAAAAGTATACAATAGTGTATAATAAGTTTTAGGACAGAAGTGAAATAATTTTTTAAAATAATGTCCCAAAATATGCTTTCTTTTGTCCATATAGTAGTAGGAGGTTGGATATATGAGAAACGAAGCACTGGTTTACGAGATTAAATGGTTGCTAGATTTGATTTATTGGGAGTCGGACAAGCTTATCGGGAAGATTACCGATACGACCCGGTTCGAGGAACGATGTATAAGAGATATCGGTAATTATCTTGCACTAGACGATAACAATAAAAATAATCACAGGCATTTAAAACTGCTTGTCTACCGTAAAGTGCGAGAAGCAGAAGAAGTGTTTAAAAAAGAAAATTCGATAGTAATGTCGTCAATGATTGAACACGACGAGGAAGGTAAGGAAAAGGAATTCGAGACGGAGGACGTTTTGGCGGACGTCGAAGGCGAAGTAATTGCAAAAGAAATGGCCGTCTTGTTGGCGCAAGACGACCGGAGAAAGAAAATTATCGAAGCGTGGAAGGTTGGTAATACGAACAGGAGCTCCATTTCCCGTACGTTGGCGCGTACACTTGGCGGAAATGTTGAATCCCATCGTAAATTTATCCAGCGCTTTGAGAAAGAGTGTCGCGAGAAACTGTCACTCTCTGAAGCTATTTAGGCGCTTTATCTGATACTCTTTTTACACGCCAATATTTAGTATAACACATATCAACACTATGTAAACATGAAATTAAAGGGAAACTTAAATTAGGAGGAGAGTACTATGTTAATTTGCACAGAAACAGCGACACAATTACACCGCGATACTCCGAAAAGTAACGCAGAAGCAATCGAACATGTGTATTATGAGTATCACGGGTGGAGCGACGAGGGAAATGACGTAGCTGATTTGTCATTTCTGCCTCACGGCTTTATGGAGGTGACGATTAAATAACCATAACGGAGATTGACGAGATTAAGACGATGATTGAACGTAAGGAAGACGAATTTAAACGTCAAGAACACGAAAAGAAAGTAGCGATAGCCGGATAGCGAGCGCCTAACCGCGTTCGCCCTTCCGTGACAGCGCCTAAACGAAGGTTCGGGGAGCATTGCTTTAAATAGCCCGGACGCCTAGCGTAAAGCGAGGAAAGTAGTTTAGGCGTTGTCACGGGCGGAATAGTCTTTCGCGTCGAATAGTAGACTCCTTGCGCTTGGGCGAGGCGTTTACTAAGTCGGCTTCCGGAGCGGCGGATTAAACTGCCGTGTCAACGGTAGAGATTCCGTCCGAATAAAATATAAATAACGAAAAGGAGTCGATGTGTAAATGACGATTATTAGCGGTGCAGATGCTTTAAACGAGTTAAATCGTAGCGATGACGGGGGAGGTAATACACAAGAGTTTGCTCCCTTTAAATCCGGAACCACTTATACGGTAAAGGTACTAGGGACGACGGATTTAATCTCGTTTTATTCCTACGGTATTTTTAAGCAGGTTAACTCGTTTGTCGCTAAAAATCCTAGCAAGAAATCACGCAATGGCTTCCCGATCGAAAATTTAACACCGTGGGATAAGGCGTGGAAATATCATGCAGATAGATCAAAAAAGTTTGGCGACAAGCATTCTCAAGAAGCGTACAAGTACAAGCCTAGACAACGTTTTGCGATGGGTTTTATCGATTTGGATACGGGCGATCCAATCATCGTAGATCTATCGAAAAATCAAGCGCAAGCTGTTCACAGCAGTATAATGAAGTACAAAGAACGGTTAGATCAGTTTGCATTCGAACTCTCGAAGACGGGACAAGGTACTAATACGACGGTAAGTTTATCGCTCATCCCAATTCTTGACGATTTAACAGACGAGCAACGCAAAAACTTCGAAAATGCTCCAAAAGAATTCGATATGTCGCTATTTGACGGCATCTTATACGAGATGGACGAAGAAGAACAGATCGAAAAGTTAATCGAAGTAGGATTTGACGTAAGCCTTATCGGAAAGCCGTTTATAACAGTTGAGCAAATGCAAGGTAATACAGATTAGAAAAACCTGAAAATAGCGAAGAAGAAAACACAAATGCTGATGATGATTTACCGTTTTAACGACAGAAAGGGAGCGGGAGAATGGCGAAAATACAAACGAACACTTTAACTTCGAATGAGCGCGGTAAGCATTCGGAATTACTTGCGGCCACCTCGCTACTTGCTAACGGATATACAGTACTCGAACCTATCGCCCCTGAGCCATTTGATTTGGCGATAAAACGCGATGGAGAGCCGGTTAAGCTCGTACAAGTAAAGACGGCTTTTTTGCGTGATGAAAAACGGTACGGAGGAGAATATATTGTTGTTCGAGGCGCCAAATCGAACGGAAAAGTGTATGGGAAAGATGAGGTCGATTATTTTGTCGCGGTGTGGCAAGGTGATTGTTATCTATTTCCAAACCGCGAAATATCGGAGTATTGGGTAAGGCCGTATGAATTAAGCGAGAGGTGGGTGAAGTTATGAAGGGGTTATCGCCGATTGAACAACCGGTTTCTTGCGTGACATGTGGGGCTCAGTTATCAGAAGAAGACGCGTTATTTGACGAACGGAACGAACATTGGTTCTGTGACAAGATGTGTTTTTACGAGTGGGCGGATGATAATTTCGAGACTGTGGCGGATTATTATTTCGCCACGAATATCGGGTAAGAATATTTTATAAAGGGGTTAGGAAAGTGTCCGGAAATGATGAAAGGTTACAAGACCAATACAAAGAAATAGCTAAAATGATAGAGATAGAAGGTATTGGTTATGCTCTGTGGCCAGGAGGTTATATTGAGCCAGATACAGACGATGAGGAGCTTAACAAGGCTATCAGTCAAGCCATCGAAGGTATGCAGACGATTTTGGAAAAAGTTAGTCCATACTTGTGATAAAAGGGGATTGATATTTTGACGCAAGATAATGTCAAACAAACATTGAACATCCGGAGCCCCGCATTGCGTGGGCTTTCGGATAATAACGATAATGATTTGCGTCAGGCTGTTGAACGAAAAATGCTTCACAAAGAAACGTTTAAAGAAGCATGGGAACGTATTCTAGCGATGAAAAATAGCAAAACGGAAATGCGTCGCTTACATGAAGTTAAGCAGGCGATGGAAGAAGGCAAAATAGGACGTGATCCAGACGATGCAAACGCACGATTTAGCAAGGCAGAAGCATTACGGCTATGGAGGGTTCTTGAGAAACAGAAACAAGAAGAGCGGTTACAAAAAATGGTCGATAATACTCCTAATAATTATTGGCTTATTACGGATAAAAAACGATTAGAAGAATTTCTCTCAATTTTATCAAACGAAGACGAAATCGTGTTTGACGTAGAAACAACGGGAACCGATATTTGGAATGATTATATTGTAGGACACGTCATATCTGCTGTCAAAGCGGACATACATGCTTATATTCCGACTAAACACGATGAGGGGAAGCAATTAGATCACGATTATGTTCTTAAGAAACTTCGACCATTTTACGAGGATCCGACGTTAGGTAAAATCGCGCATAATGCTAAATTCGATATACATATGCTTGCGAATGAAGGAATCAAATTAAAAGGTCTAACGTGGGATACGCAAGTAGCAATGCACGTTTTAAACGAGAACGAACGATTTCAAGGACGAAATTACCAGCTCAAACCTTTAGTATCGCATTATCTACGGGATAAATCCGCGACATATGGCGAGTTATTCGGGCAAAAAGGGTTTAACGAAATACCGTTAGATGTCGCTTTGGCTTATGCCGCAAAAGACGGAGATGTGACGCTACGTTTTCGGGATTTTCAGCGCTATCATCTTAAAAGGATCGGATTATTAGAGTATTATCGTAAAGTGGAAAACGAGGTAATTTACGCGTCGATCGATATGGAAAGTGCAGGATTTGTTATAGATGTAGAACGTGCGGAAAAGCTTTCAAGGGAAATGCGATCAGAGTTGACGGAAATTAAAAAAGGATTGATCGAACATTTTGGCGATTTAAATTTCAATAGCCCCGCCCAATTATCTAAAAAATTTTATGAGGAGTTAAAACTTGATCGTTTCTTGCCCGACGGTCATAAATTATCAACAGATGTTGACACCCTCGAAATACTCTCGGAATATCACGAAGGAATCAAGCTCTTACTTGATTATAGAGAAAAGACGAAACTTCTCGGGACATATATCGAAGCACTACCGAAACAAATTCAACGTGACGGGCGTGTGCATGGGACGTTTAACCAGATGGGTACGGTTACGGGTAGATTTTCCGCTAAAAATCCAAATCTACAAAATCAACCATTTTTTGCACGTCAATTATTCGTAGCTCCTAAAGGGCAAGTGATAATAAGCGCTGATTTTAGCCAACAGGAACCGCGCTGGTTAGCGCATTTTTCCGGCGAAGAATTCCTTATCGAAACATACAGACAGGATAAAGACCTATACACTGAAGCGGCTGCGGAATTATTCGAAAAGCCCGTAGAGGAGTGCGGACGAGGGTCGATTTATCGGGATATGATGAAAACGGGCATACTTGCGACTATGTACGGAACTGGTCCGGGAACACTTGCGAAACAGCTTGATATATCCGAAAAAGAGGCGAGAGATTTTCTCAAACAGTTTGCGAATAAATATAGAAAAATAGACGCATGGGTAAAAGGAAATGAGGCGTTTGCTCGAAAACACGGATATGTAAAAATGTTTATGGGCCGGAAAAGGCGATTGCCTGATGCCCGAAAACACGGATACACGCAATTCCGTGCCATGCGGCAAGCAACTAATGCAATCATACAAGGATCGGCGGCAATACAAACAAAACTAACGTTATTAGCTGTTCGAAAGTTATGTCAACGAAAAGGATGGACGCTTGCATTTACTGTACATGACGAAATAGGTGTTTATGCTCCGGAAGATGTGACATATGAAGACGTAAAAGAGTTTGAGGATGTAATGATAAATACAGTGCAAATTAGCGTGCCTAATAAGGTAGATGTCGAGATAGGAAAACGATGGAGCGACGGTATTCCGGCGGAAGAATGGTTTAACGAAAAATAGAATATAGGGAGGAGATAGAATGGAGAAATATTTAGTCGAACAGTACGGTGTTATTGAAGATAATAATCATTTAACTGATGTCAGCGATATCGAGGAATATTTCGGAGATGCAGCAAGAGAATCGCTGGAATGTGGTATAGGGTATTATCAGGATGAAGTAGAGTTTATTTGTAAAATTGGCGATAAATTTTATGAAGTACAAGTAACCGCGGAGATCGGTAGTTCTAAACTGGAAAACGGCGATAGGTTTTATTGGGTCGAGGATATTGATAGTGTAACTTATCAAGAAATCGAGAAACCAAAGCCTAAAGAGAAAAAAGAAGTAAACTTTAAATTAAGTCTTACAAAAGAACAAGAGCAAGCCGTTATCGATTTCTTAAAAAAGAACAACATTTCAATATTATAAAAGGAGATGATAAGTTGGAAAATGAGACGTTAATGCAGAAACAACAAAAGGCTGAACGAATCGCACAGGAGTTTAACAACTTTATGACGGAATGGCACTCGTACAACCAACCGTACGATGACGAAATGGACGCTGATATACACGAACGGTATGCGCGGGTGCTTAACGAACAAAATCAATGGGGCTACTTCGACTTCCAACGCAATCCAGACGGAAAGAAACGCCCATTTTTCTCGCCGTCTAATGCGGGTATTTCCGATAGAGAACTATACGAGAGGGCGCGAGGAAGTAAGCGTGATCCTGTGGAATTTACGACAAACCAACGGTGGTGGATCGGATTAGGTACGGTAATTGGCGATTATATCCAACGGGAAATATTACTTGCTGAGCGCCATTTCCGTAAGTTAACGGGAAAAACACCTCCGTTTATCATGAAACGTAAGGATAATGGCGATCCGATGTACGAGCATTTTGTCAAGAAAATGCACGAAGTCGAGCATGACGGGGAAGCATTCGCATATTTCGGATTGCCCGACGGAATCCTTGAATATACAGACGAAGAAACAGGCGAGATTATTGACGTAGGACTAGAGGTAAAATCGGAGCAATCGAACTGGTCGCGATTTCGACAACTGAACGCGCCTAAACACGGACATTTAGCACAAACAACGATGTACTCGGATATGTACGGATTTGATTATGTGATTATAGCGTATGTACTATCGTATGGGCGAGGATGGTTTGAAGAGTTTAACCGCCTGAAAACGTTTGGCAAGTACGTTAGTGAGGACGAAAGATTGGCGTTAAGACAGCGATGTGCTGACGCGACAAGAAATGCTCGGGAAGGTAATGCTCCCGCTTTTGACCTAATAGACTGGAAGTTTACAGACTACAAGACTGCGATCGCTACCGGACTCACAGATGAAGAGTTCGAAGAGTTACGTAATCTTGCAATTAGAGCGAAGAAATCAAATATACAAACGTGGAAGAAACAAGCATACGCCACTGCTATCGAGGAGATCGAAGAAATACGCAGAGAGGAGGGAATGGATTAAATGGCGTTAAATAACGTTACCCTTGCTCTCGACTTGTCTCTATCTTCTCCGGGATTTGCAGTTATTGCTGTCACGGACGAGGGAGACCCGATATTACTGGAAAAGTCCCACGTTAAAACTAACGCAAACCAATCACACGGATATCGGCTACACCAAATTGCGGTCGAATTGGAACGGTTGATGTTGAATTACAAGCCGGAGCATATTGTGAGAGAGCGAGGGTTTTCTCGCTTTCCTACGACAACTCAAGCATTGTTTAAAGTAGTGGGAGTGTCGGATTTTCTTGCACAGATCACGGGAACTCGCGAGAAATTCACAACTAATATATATGAAATAGCTCCGACAACCGTAAAAAAGGCCGTTACAGGAAATGGAAGAGCGTCTAAAAAAGATGTAGAAAAGGAGGTTGCGAAATGGCTGCAAATCGATCGAACTAATTTTTTCGAGACGGACGACGAGAGTGATGCCGCCGCGGTTGGCCTTGCGTATTTGGTAGAAAACGGAATTACCGAAAGGTAAAACAGATTATGATTGTTTTCTTTATTAACAAGGAGGAGACGGATAAGTAATGAAAATGTGTGTAGAACTAAAGATTGAGAAGAAGATTTCGGAAGAAGAAAAGGAAATTTTGGCTTCCATGACCGAGGAAGAATTTACTTCCCTTATCAAGAGGCACAACGGTAGGGAAGGGCGAGAAAGTATAGCGGAAGATCTTGAATGTGCTCCTGAAGATATTACAGAATTTAAGGTGTGGTTTGAAACTGTTAAAAATGAAAAGAGGAGTTAGTAAATGGGGAGGTTAATTCTTGACTTAATTGTCGGGTCAATTGTTGTTTTCGTAATAATGTCGTCTTTAGGTTTTGTATTGGGTTTAGTTATTTACTTAATCTCTGGAGGACTACTAGGATTATCCGCGACAGATATTGCTACAATTTTTGCGTGGATTTACGGATTATCGTCGATATTTTTATCGATTATTTACGCGGCATTTAAATAATGACAATAACAGCGAAACATAAAAAAGAAAGGATGTAGATATTTAGTGACGGTATTAAATACGGTTGAGAAGCGAGATGGTACAATTGTTGAATTTGATCAGGGTAAAATCGTGCGAGCTATTAGTAAAGCCGGGAAAGAGACAAAAGAAATTAATGCGGAAGAAGCTATTACTTTAGCGAATAAGGTTACGGAATTATTAAAGAAAGACAAGGAAAAAAGAGGTGCTTTATCGGTCGAATATATTCAAGATGTCGTAGAAGAGGTTTTACTTAATTCCGAATATAAGGCGACAGCTAAGGCTTACATTATCTATCGGGCGCAACGCAATCAAGAAAGAAAGCCGAATATCTTTAAGCAGCGTATAAGTCTTAAGCCATACGAATATCCGCAACTTCTCGAATATAAAGAAGCTATACAGCACTCGTACTGGTTACATACGGAATTTAATTATACGTCGGATATCCACGATTTTAATGTAAATGTATCGGACGCCGAACGTAACGCAATCAAGAATGCTATGCTTGCTATCTCGCAAGTAGAGGTCGCGGTAAAAAATTTTTGGGGCGATTTGCATAACCGTATGCCTAAGCCAGAAGTAGGCGCTGTAGGGGCGACGTTTAGCGAATCTGAAGTCCGTCATCATGACGCATATTCGCATCTTCTGGAAATACTCGGACTAAACGACGAATTTGATAGAATTATGGAAATTCCAGCGTTAGCACAACGGGTCGAACATTTAACACAGGCAAATAAATACGCAAAGACGGATAGCGATCGGGACTTTACTTTATCTGTCATCTTATTTTCGTTATTTATCGAGCACGTATCGCTATTTTCACAATTCCTCATTATCATGGCGTTTAATAAATATAGAAATATTTTCAAAGGCATGTCGAATGTAATAGAGGCGACATCAAAAGAAGAACAGATTCACGGTTTATTTGGGATTGAATTAGTCAATATTCTCCGTGACGAACAACCGGGATGGTTTGACGAAGATATGGCGAAAAAGGTATATGACGCTTGTCATAAGTCTTACGCAGCGGAAGAACGGGTTATTGATTGGATTTATGAGAAAGGCGATTTAGACTTTCTTCCGAAAAGTGTCGTAAAAGAATTTGTTAAAAACCGCCTTAACAATTCGCTTAAAAATATCGGGTATGATCCTATTTTTGAAGTTGACGAAAAAGCAGTTGAACAAACGGACTGGTTTGACGACGAGATAGTGGCAACAAAACATGTTGACTTTTTTGTTAAACGATCGATTAATTACTCAAAAAGAACACGAAGTATTACGGGGGATGATTTATTTTAAGGGAGTATGCGGGAGAAAGTGAATAAGCAATAGTTAAGAAATTATTAATATTATAAAGGAGGAATGTTCGTATGGCATTCAAATGGTTAAACGAGCATAGCAGAAATTTTTTAAATAGCGGATACTTAGCAGAAGGAGTAACGCCCGAACAGAGGATTCGAGAAATTGCAGATAGAGCGGAGGAAATCCTCGGTATCGAGGGTTTCTCTGACAAATTTTACAAATATATGGAAAAAGGGTACTACTCGTTATCAACACCAGTATGGGCAAACTTTGGCACAAACAAAGGTCTTCCGATTAGTTGCTTCGGTTCGCATATTGAGGATACGATGGGGAGTATTTTGTATACTCAAGCGGAAGTAGGTATGATGAGTAAGTTTGGCGGTGGTACATCAGGATATTTTGGTA